AGCGGCATCCAGTTCGGGCAGATAATCGTATACGTTTCCTTTCCGGTCGATGTAGTAGCGGGCGCAGCTTTCCATACACTGCCCGTTGATGACGAGATAAGCCAGCTCCGGCAGACGCATCAGGGATTCGCGCTGGGAAGCAAGCCTTTCGCCGTCGCCGCCATAATCAAAGCTACGCATAGACATGGGCTCAAAGTCATAATCCCCGAACAGATTGCGCTGCCTCTGCGGGATATACTCAAACCACCGGCTCGGCGTCTGAACCATCCGGAGAATGCGGGTAATGTTGTTTTCCACATGCTCCAGATTGATGTGCTCATGCGTCCGGTGCTCATTATAATAGCCCGCGCTGATATTCACCGCGGCGACCCCCAGGTGTGGCGCCACCACCGAAATATCGCTGAAGCTGCCGAACGCCTCCTGAAACCCGAAGCCGCAGACGAATTCGGTAAAGTCCGGATTGTCGCAGCCGTAGAACACAGCGTCATTGGCTCCACGCCTGTCCATTTCCACCATATAGTTGATTTCAGGGGCAATACGGCTGCGGGTGAATTTCTGCGCGCCCTGCCCGCCGGCTTCCTCGTCCTCGCAAAACAGCACATGGCAGCAGGCCTGCTCGATGATTTTCAGAATCATGTAGACGCCGGCCCGGTCGTCGCCGCCGATGCCTTCCGGGGACATAACGATTTTTCCGTCCCTGGAATAGCAGATATGCTTCACCGGATAGTGATGAACAGTATCCAGATGCGCGATCAGCAGCACCGGCAGCTCGCCCGGCGCGTATAAAAAGCCGCCTTTCACTTTGACCTCATAGCCACGTCCCCGCAGATCTTCCGCTAGCACCGCCTTCAGTTCCTTCTGCGGCAGACGCAGAATCCGCTCAAAATCCAGCGGGCAGGAAATTTCGGCATCTTCTGTTTTTTTATTGAATTCTTTCATATCAAACACCTCTTTTCATATTTTTAGGCCGCGGCCTGAAACAGTCTTGTGTGTGGGCAAAACCGGTTGCCCTGAAAGGCCGCGCAGGCGCAGCGCACACTGCACCGGCCGCATGCTTCCCCAATCGCTGTGTAGCAGTCCCGGCAAACCTGTACCAGCTCGCCGGAGCGGTCAAAGGCCGGGTACACCGTGCCGCGAATCAGGTCCCCGCAGGCTGTGCATCTATGCACGCAGTCTTTGCAGTAAAACGCGCCGTCCAGATATTCGGCCAGATATAGCCGCACTGTTTTTCCGCAGTCTCTGCAGACCACGACCGACTCGCATCCGCACTTCAATGCATGGTGTTCTGTGAAAATATCTCCGCAGCACAAGCAGCGGGAGGGACTGCCGATCAGAAGCTTGTCGTATCTCTCCTGGCCTTTTAAAAAGGAAAGGGTTGCATAGCTGTTTTCGTAATCTGTATAATGCAGGGCGTTTTCGGCTGTTTCCCAGTAACCCTGAATCTCATTAAGTTCCTTTTTGGTCATCCAGAGGTTGGGGGTATTCAGGCATTTGGCGATTGTGCCCTGAATCAGACTTCGATACAATTCCCTCGTATCGGCATCGTTGGAGGGATACAGGCGGGACTGCATCAATAGTCCGTCCTTATAGCAAAAAATTTCGCGGGTGATACGCGGTGCCTTGTAGAAATCCGAATGCACGTCCTCGTCCACGGTGAAGAAAATCATGCTGACACCATCGCCCATATAGGACTGGCAGCCGCCCTTCCAGGCTCCGTCCGCAAGGCAGTGGCAGGAATGCCAACTGTCATCCTGATTTGACATTTCAAGAAAGTCACAGGGATGGACGGAAAGGACACCGGTCTTTGGAATAACGACGGGATTGAGAGAGTCCGCCAGGCGGGCGAATACCGCATTATATGGCTTTATCAGCTTGACAGTCGGAGCCTGCGTACCGTCTCCCACGGACTGTACCTTTTCAACCTCATATTGGTTAAAGCCCAGCTTCAGGCACAGCTTGTTAATAATGCGGCTGGTCTTCTGTCCGGGCGCGCATTTGATTTTTCCACGCTGCCGAATGGTTTCCAATCGGCTTTCGTCAGGAACGCAGGCGTAATCCTCTGTGGCAGCATCCAGAGCGGCGCGGAAGTCCTCACGTTGCTCCTGGGTCATATCAATCTGTTCCGAAAGCAACAGCAGTTCAAATTTGTTTTCATCTACTGAATCTCGGTCGATGTCGCGTTGCTCGGACAGATCAAATACAATTGCCAGTTCCTGCTCGTTCCAATAAGGGTGCTGGCGCAGCAGCCGCAAAAGCGGTTCCTTGTTCTGCCTCCACACGGAAAGATTTTCTTCCACACCATCAGCCGAAAAGGGAAGCCGGTATTTATAGGCAACATTATAAAAAGCATTAGTTAACGCATTCATTGTTCATGCCTTCCTTTCGTATAAAAGGGAGAGAGCCTGCTAAGACCCTCTCCCTTAGATTCACTGACCTGCGTGTTCCTAACACGCAGAATACTTCTTACTCGCCTGCCATGCGGAAAAATTCCGCTGGCGTCAGCACAGGGACATTCAGTTCTCGCGCACGGCTCAGCTTGCTGCCTGCGTTTTCACCGCAGATCAGATAGTTAGTATTCTTGGATACCGAGCCGCCTGCGTGGGCACCCAACGACTCAATCTTCGCGTTGATTCCGTCACGGGTATACGGTTCCACTTTGCCAGTCACCACAATGGTAAGACCCGCAAAGGGATTGTCCTGACTCTCCTTTACAGCGTTCACATTCGGCTTTTCAATGTTCATCATTTTCTGAAGCTCCTCCCATAAATATCGGTTTTCTTCTTCCTCGAACCACCGGTGGATGTTGTCGTTCAGTGTTTCCCCGAAATCGGGAAGCTGCGTAAAGTCATACAGGTGATTGACCGCGTCCTCAAAGGCGTCCAGACTACCGCCAAACTGACGGCAAAGCGCTTTGCTGGCGGTATTTCCAATCATTGGGATATCCATCGCAATCAGATAACGTTCAAAGGTTGTGCTGCGGCTTTTCTGAATTGCATCCCACAGCTGCTGCCAAGATTTTTCTCCGAAGCCCTCCATCCGCACAATTTCGGCCTGATGAGCGTCCAGATAATAAATGTCCATGAAATCGTGAAGCCAGCCACAGCCGATCAATTTTTCCAGCGTGGCTTCGGAGAGCCCTTCAATGTCCATTGCTTTTTTGCTGACAAAGTGGACAAACTGACGTAGCCTCTGCATTTCGCAGGTGGGATTGTCGCAAAAGAGTGTTTTAGTGATGCGTTCTACGCCTGCAACTATCGCTCTTGTGGTATGTACCCGGGTAGGATGTCCGCAGCAGGGGCAACCGGCCGGATAAACATTCTCTTGAAGCAGTTCCATGCTCCGCGCCTTTTTCTTCACGCAGAACGTGCAGTGCTTTGTGTCCTGCTCATTTTTGTGCTGATCGTCGCCGTCGCACGCTCCATTGCTGCAGTGCGTGGCACATTCCCGCATATACTCCAGCCACTGTTCCTGAAATTTGGACGGAACCTTGCCGAAATTGCAAATAAAGGGAAATAGTCCCCTGTCCAGATTTTCTTCCACATGGGGAATAATCATGTTGCGCTTGGAGACCAGCAGCCGGCAGCCGGGTACAAGTCCCAGCTCCTCAATGAAGGTCAGATTGTGCAGGCTGGCGCGGCTCACCTCGCAGCCATCAATTTCCACCGGGTCAAAGATGGCGACCGGTGCAATTTCGCCGCTGCGGGTCGGCGTCCATTCAATATACCGAAGCCTACTTTCAAACAGGTCGTCTTCGAATTTGAACGCCTTGCCGTCCTTGTAGTGATGCCCGGTGCGTCCGCAGGACTGGGAATAGGCAATATCATTGTAGGTCATGACCACGCCGTCGATGGGAATGTTATTGGCATTTGCATATTCCTTCAACATCTGAATCCCATCCTCCAGCTCTTTCTGCGTAAGCCTTCGGTTGCTGACCATATACTTGCAGACATGAAAACCCAGTTCCCCAAGCCGGTGCAGCTTTTTGGATTTGGTAGTATCCTCAAAGCCTTCCAATACGCCGAACGGCATAAACGTGACCTGCCGTTCCTTGCAGGCGGCGGCATCCAGCAATCGAACCGAGCCGGCAGCCAGATTTCGTCCGTTTTTATAGGGTTTTCCATTGCTGTCCATCAAAGAAGCGCGCAGCGTTTCAAAGTCACTGCTGCGAATGTGCGCCTCGCCGGTAACAACCAGCCTGTCCTGATAAGGTATCTCAGATGGAATGCCGCTGATCGCCCGGACATTGTGGGTGATGATTTCGCCCTCTTCGCCGTCGCCGCGGGTAGCCGCTTCCACCAGATATCCGTTTTCATAGGTAAGCTTGACCGTCAGGCCGTCAAGCTTTAACATCAGCATGATCTGCTGATCCCCCATAAAGGCGCATAGATCCTCCACGCTTTTTGTCTTTTCCAACGAGAGCAGAGGAATCGCATGCGTGGTCTTGTCCAGCTTGCTGACCACCGGATAGCCAACGGTCTGCGTCGGGGAATTTGTCATGCGGATACCGAGGGTGCATTCCAGCTCCGCCAGCTCGTCAAAAAGCCTGTCATAGACTTCATCCGAAACACTGGGCGCATTCTGGTTATAATACTCATTTCGGTAGCGGTTAAGTTGATCGGTGAGTTCCCGCAGATTTTCGTGAATCGGCTGTGCCATTATACCGCCTCCTTTTCCAGAACACGGAAGGCCATAATTAGATGTTCCTCTGTCCTCTGTGTATCGCTGCTGTACAGTCCGCAGATACCATCCTGAAACTTCCAGAAGGGCGCTTTGCTCCACCAGAGTATGGAGCCGCGTCCGCCGTTTGCCAGAGACACCTTATGTTCCGGCTCCCCCGGCACAATGCTGTAAAAGCCCTGCGTGTTTGAAACCGTTACCTGGCGGCGCTGCCCGATCCAGTCGGGACGGCAGTGGCCGGTGATTACAAATTTGGTTCCTTTTTGAAACTGCCTTTTTAGCTGATTGAGACTTTTAATCATGATTTTTCTTCTCCTTTCCAATTGTGGCATATCTGCCGAAATTGAGTTCATGGATAAGCTGCGTAATAGCAGCGTCATCCTCCCATTCGGCATGCAGCGTTTCGCACCGGGGAGTTTCACCGACATGTACGGAAACTTCGCCGCCATGTATCTGCAGCGATATCTCCGGACGCTGGGCGCACACGATAGCCAGATTACCAAGTTGTTTCATAAAACATCCTCCATTACATCACTGTGAGATAGATCACAACCGAGCGGCTGTAATCTGCCGTAAGGTATTTTTTCCTGATGGCATTCGGACGGTACTGCCCGTCAAGCAGGCATTCCGTGGATTGCTCCACTCTGCCGCCGATGCTTTCCAGAAATTCTTTGAACGTACGTAGTGTAGACATCCGCCAATAAAGCGGCGCGTCCGTGCGGCAGCGAATATCTTTGCAGAACAGATAAGTACTGGGATCTTCCTGCGTCAAAAAGCCGTAGGTCATGTAAAGCCGGCTCTTATGTTCCCGTTCCCGCTCGACACGCTTGATATAGGCTATTGCGTATTCACCGCCCTGCGTCAGATACAGGTAACCCAAGGTACTTCTCTGGTCGTCGGACAACGGAATTTCCTCCCGTCCGCCCTTTTCAGTGCCCTTGTAAACGCGAAAGCTCTCCGGTGCATACCGATAACCGCTGATTGAGTAAATGAGTTTCTTTTGTACCATAAAAACATCCTCCTTTGCCCGGGCGCTCCAATCTGACGCGTCCGGGAGTTTTGATTTTTTACGCGGCTGCAGGAATTTCCTGTGCAGGAAGCGTCTCGGTGTTCTCCATCAGGTCGGCAAGCAGCACATCTACCAGCAACCTGCCCGCCAAGTGCCCGGTGTGAATAATCACCCGGTCGTTTTTGAGCTGTGCAAACTCCTCCGCCCGCATGACACGACTGCTTTTGGCCAGCTTTCGGTCGTCTGCGGTCAGACGCGCGGCAATCACTTTCTGCCACTCGGCTAAGAATTTTGTGGCTTCTTCAATGTCCGGCTCCTGACGGTCAAATTCAGTCCGCTTTTGCCGCACCGTCCCGTCCGGCTCGATTTCTAGCGTGTAGTAGGCCGTTTTCGGTTCGCCCGCTCTGCGCAGGAACAGCACGAAGCTTTCCCTGCGCTCGATACGGTCCCAATAGCGCTCGCTGCTGCCCACGCAATGATGCAGAAAGCGCCCCTCCATTAAAACGTCCTCCACGCCGGCCGGTGCGATCACTGCGTAATCCCGGTCGGTATACTCGTACTTTTCCTTTAGCGATTGGCAGATGCCGTTCACATGGGGGTATTTTTGTGAAATCTCCTCAATCTGAAGATCAATCGCTTTCTCCTGGCACCGCTGCACTAACTCGTCATGGCGCTGGCGCAGCTTCCGTGCCCGGAATATGATTTCATCGTCCGTGTTCATATGCAGCCGTATTGCCATGGAGAGGTAATCCGCCCAGGTGTTCACTACCTCACGGCTGTTTTTGCGGAAGCGGGGCATTTGCTTACAAATATAGTTGTAAATCTGGACCATGCTCATCTTGTCCCGGATAAACTTCAAATCGCTTGCTTCGATGTTCTCCGAGCAGAACCAGGAAATCACTTCGTCGGGAATACTCCTTCCGGTGTGCTTTTCATATTGCAGCCACGCCAGAAAGCGATGGCCTCCGTTTTGTTCGCGCAGCCGACGGAGCCCCTGCGAATCGAGCCCCAAAGCTTTGATCAGGCCGGGCGCTCCGGGTACCTGGATGCGGTCACGGACGTTATGGCACTCCTTCATGCATTCCTTCGTCAGCCGGGACAGGTCCGCTTTCCAAATCTGTTCCAGCTGCGGAACTTCTTTCAGCACGGCGAGATATTTTTCGGGATCGACCGTTACCTTGTCATAAATCCACTGAACCAAGCCTGTTTGCTTCAATTCCTTTTTCGCAAGATGCGGCAGGGTCTTTCCATAGATTCGGCCCTCTTCACTGCCTCCCCAGGAGGGACTACAAGGAGAGCAGGCTATCCAGCGCATTTTACGCTGTTTGTAATTGCCCCAGTAATAGGCCCGCGGCGCCAGCTGCTGATCGTAAATCACGCGACGCACCTCCCGGCAGGGAACCCTTGGGGTCTGGTACTCGCCCTTGCGGTAGGTCCGCTCCGCGCAAAACTCACGGACAATAAAGCCGTCCCTGCAGCGCTGGATCAGATACACGTAGTTGTCCCTGGTCAAGAAGAAGCCCGCCCGGCCGTTTGCCTTGAACGTTACCTCGTGACGGCAGCGGACGCACCGGCCCTCCTTGTTGTGGCGGGGGTGCCCGGCAATGGGCACCTCCTTTCCGCAGAAGGTGCAATAGCCCTCTTTGGCCCCGCCTTTTTTGTAGTGGTAGAAAAGATAATTCTGCCGGATGCCGGTCTTATCCACCCAGCGGTTCCAGTCCTTGGGCAACACTGCCGTCTGTGAGAGGTCCTTGTCCCATGGGTCGGTTTCTTTTTTATGGCGCCGTTCCAACTGCTCGGTTCGAATCTTCCTCTGGAAGTCCAGCAGACCCTCATAGCCGCCGCGTTCGCCGCCAAGATAGATCCTGATGACGGCATCATCCGCTTTGCTGATCCATTTTTCATGTGAGTGATAGGATGAACTCGGCCAGTCTAGCAAATCCAGTTTTGCCTCCCGCCATTTTTCTTTCAGGAAATCATGGGTAATAAATTGCCGCTCCTTTTTTGAAACGAATACCTCATAGGAGGGATTTCTTCCTCCAAGGCGCATATGCTCCGGGAAAAAGAGCGCCACCCTGAGAATTTCATCCTTCACGGCACAGCGCAGGTACATAGCGCGCTTGAATATCTCGCATTCGTGCCCATACCAGGATTTTTCCTTTCGCGGAATATCCTCGGCGGCCAGCTTCATCATGTGTGCCGTGGCCTTCAGCCGCTTCATTCCCGCAAGAATTTGTTTCTTCAAACCGGATTCACCTTTCTCTCCGTTAAGTCCACCCCATACCAGACGCCGGGCAGCACTTTTTCGCCGTCCACCCGGGTCAGGGCTACCTGTGTGATTTTTCCATTGTCCGGCTCCTCCTTGGCGAAGGCCAGAATATCTCCCAGCCTACCGGAGGCTGCCGGGTCAATACCGCGCACAAAGGCATAGCCGCTGGATGTCCGGGCGTTGTCCTTTGTAACATGGCTGCTCCATTTCCGAAGCGGGTGATCAACCATGTACGCCAGTCCGTGCAGGAACAGCTCTTCCTTCGTCAGTCTTTTGATGATGGTGATTTCCGTGCAGGCGATTTTAGAATCAATCTCATCCTCGTCCAGATCGCCGCGGGCGTCCACGATGTAATACTCCGCCCCGTCCAGGTTGGAATAGTAGCTCAGGCAATCCAGCGGGTCTTCGGCGCAATGAAAGCCGTTAGCCCTGCAGTTTGCCTTCTCGGTCACATTCAGGCCCATCACGAATTGATATCCGCGGCAGATCAGGCCGGCATTAAAACCTTTATATGCAATCATTCATTTGTGCTCCTTTTGTCCTCATTAGCTGGCCTTCTGTCCTTCGCTCAGGTCAAGAAAGGAAATCTGATCGCTGAAAGACAACTGCCCGCTGCCCGCTTCCTTTTTCTCCGGCTTCTTCTCCGGATTTTTTTCAGGCTTTTTCTTTTCCGCAGCCTTCTTGGATTTAGCCTTTGAAGTGTATTTGCCCATATAGGGCTTCGGAACGAATTTTTCCTCTTTTTCCTGATCCTCCGGAGCGTCGGGGTCACGGAAGTAATCCTCGGCCCACCGGTAGCACAGGTCGTCCGGCACATCGCCGCCGTAAACGCCGTTATCCGGCTTGACATCGTTATCTTTCATTTCCTGCTCAATAAACTCACGCGCCTTGCGGTTGATGTAATAAAAGCAGTGCATCATCCCTTTGCGGGGGTGCATCGCCATCCGCGCGAAAGAGGATTCATTCAGGCACAGCGTCTGGATATGTTCTGTGATGCAGACCTTCATGTTGCGGCGGGTCAGGCGTTCCGAATCGTCGCCAACGCGCTGCATGGAGGTCATCATAATTTCATCGTCACCCATACCGGCAAGCTTCTGGAGAGCGGCCTGTTCTGCATCTTTTTTGGCCTGCTGCTTGGCTTCCCACTCAGCTTTCCGCTTTGCCTCGGCAGCTTCATGCTCCGCGCGTTTTTGCGCTTCTTCGGCGGATTCCTGCTCAGCGTTCTTTTGAACCTCTTCGCCGGATTCTTCTTCCGGGCACTCGGCATCTTCCTCCGCTTTTTCCTCATCGGGCTCCGATTGCCCCAACAGGTGGGCCAGCGTTGCGGGCGCGTTATCAGCTTCCGCCTGCTGTGCCGCTTCATCGTCAAAAATCTCCTGCCCGGTCACCGTTGTATCATCGGCGGGCGGCTCCAGATTAAACGGCTGTATTTCTCCGTCAGACGCTGGTGTTTCAAGATCCCATTGGTTCATTTCCATGCTCATTTCTGAAAAAACACCCATAATGTTCTCCTTCCTAAAAGTAAGAAGGCACGATGCGAAAGCGTTTCGCATCGTGCCATTCTTTTTACTTGGTTCAGATCGCATAGACCAGCGTGCTGTCGGCATCCGCGCCATAGCAAACCACATTGGGGTATTGCATTGACAACGCTTTGATCCGGTTCTGAACAATCTCTGCTTTTTGCCATGCGGCGGGGTCATCCGGTACTATCCAAGCAGTCGCTGTGAAATATCCCCGTTCAAGCCGTGGGCGAATATCCGCACCAAGATCCTCACAGTCAGACAGCATGGCTCTAATCTGTTCTTCCTTCGTCTGATTACACTCCATTATCGGTATTCGTATGGTCGGCAGATGTATGTTCCGGCATGGGGAGCGCCAGAAACGGTGAAAACCTCACTGGAACAAACGAATCTACATCGCAGTAAAAATAACTGCGTTTTTCTTCGTCGTACAACTCCACCACATCAGACGGGGAGACGCTGCGTCCCGGATACCCTTCCGGGAGCTGGTCGTTATAGAGGTTGAAAATCCGGCTTAGCACGTCTTCTTCCGTTTGCGCTGCCGGACTGACCAGCTCAGAATCGCACACCAACCGGTACTGCGCGGCAGGCGGTTGTTGATACCCCGCCTTGTGCAGCGCCTCAATACCGAGAAACGCGAAGGGCTTCGGTTCCATGCTGTCCGTAAACTCCAGCTGATAAATGCGGAATTGCTGATGCCGGCGCTGTGCTTCCAGCAGCCGCAGTAGCGTTTCACCGCTTCCGTCCTTCAGCCAGCTTTCGTATTCCTGTTCGGTCAGGCCCAGAAATTCCACCAGGCCAATTCCGTTTTCCGGGGCCTTATGCCATGCCTCTACACAATCCTCTATGCGGTGAAAATTGCACTGTCCGGAGAGGTACTGCTGTTTGAAATTCATAGTTCTATCCTCCTTTTCTGATAAATCTTTGCGGCGGAGCGCAAGCTGCCAGTCGTCAATTCCTTTGTAATTGGGGTTCCAGGTCAACCGCCTGCACTCCATGCCGTACTGACGCGCCATCAGGTAAATTTTTGACGCGCCCTTGGTCACCTTGTCATTTCTGAATTTATCCATATCCTCCGCTTCCACAATCATCTCCGTACCGTTTTGCGCCAGAAGCGCAAAGAGCGGTCCAAGCTGACTGACATTATTGGCTCCCGCCGTCGCGGCAAAGGAACGGTTCATCAGATAATGGCTGACATCCGCTTTCAGACAGCCCTCCGTCACATAAACCACTCGGGAAAACGGGTTGCCGACGAAATGGACCGGACTACCGGAAGTGACCCCCATATTTTTATTGGAGGAGGACAGCCAGAGATATTTTGTTCCTTCCTTGTCCGGTGGGTCATCCTTGTCCTTGATGGGCACATCCAAACGAATCTGAGCACCGCGGATCAGGCCGTCAATTCCGTGTGCGGGGATAATAATCCCTGCTGTGCGCTTATAAAACTTCACTGTCCATTTACCGTCCGCATCCAAATAGAAACCCGGGACGCCCTGTATGGTGCAGCCCTGTGCAAGCAGCCGCTCCGTGTAGGAACGGCACAGGCATGGCGGTGGTGTGCTTTTGTAGCCAAGCTCGTCAATCTGCGCGTCGGTAAGGCCGCGTTTTATACGAAGGTGCTCCCGATGCGTCTCAGATAGGGACAGCATACCGAACAGCAGGGAAAGCGTCTGGTGAATTTCCTGAATACCGGCGCACTCCGACTGGGAGACCTCTCGCATTTCCTCCGCCGGCGCCGGCCTCTTTACTTCATAGGTCGGCGCTAAGCTTCCTGTTTGCAATGCCTCGCAGATTTCCCGATAGGCTTCAGAGATGTTGATTCCATACACCTTCGCGTAAAGTGCCAGCATTCCTCCGCCTTCGTCACAGTAATTACAGCGCCAGACATTCTTTGCATAGTTCACATTCATCTTGCCGCGTTTATCTCCGCAGATCGGACAATCCACATAGATACTGTTTGCCTGACGCCGCCTGATTTTCAGTCGGAGCAGTTCCACAACGTCCAGAATGCCGAACGGAAAATCCTGCGGGCAGGAATACATAGGCAACACCCCCTCTCATTACGCCGCCCCTTTGTTTTGAGGGGGACCTGTTAACTGGCTTTCTGTTCTGTGGTGAAGTCGAGCATCATCTGCGCAGCAGCTCTCAGAATATTGTTGTCGCCCTTGTAGCCAAAGACATACCATTTCAGGCTCGCGGCTCTGCGGTCGGCGACCTGCGCCATCGTCCAGCCATTGCAGGTACCCACATCAACAATCAGGCTCTGCGCTTCTTCCAGCGTCATTAACGAAAGGATTTCCTCCATCGGCATATCCGGCGTGTAGCGGGGAGTGGCAGCCTGTTCCATCGCTGGCTCTTCTATTTCTGCCGCAGACGGTTCTGTCTGGACAGCCTCTACAGGAAAATCCGTCACAATTGCTCTGTGTGGTTCTTCTGCGGAGCTCCGTTCCTCGGTCATCTCATCTGATAAATACGCAGAGCTGGCAGGAGCAGCCGCTTCCTCACCGAAAGGAGCCGTCGCTTCGACTGGCTCGGCAGCAGGCGGTTCTTCAGCCGGCTCCCGTTCAGGCTGTAAATTTGCCGTTTCTACCGCACAGGACTGCGTTGGCTCAGAAACTGCCTGCACCGGGGTCGGCGTTAGCGGCGTTTCTGACATTTTCTCCTGTTTTGAGGCAGGGGTTTCCGAAGAGGTCAAAGCATCAGACTGCTCTACGGGTGCCGATACCTGTGTCAAAGGCTCCTTTTGCACTGTATCTGATACCGCCTGCACCGGAATTTCCGTCCCAAAGCGTTCCTCTCCGGGCGAGTGGCTGACGTCACAGAACTGCAGGCCGAAGCCTGCATCGGTGAGCGCCACGTCCTGTGCCTCATACTGCGCGGCTTGTACATAAAGGCCGCCCGGTGTGTCCTTGACGCTGCGACTGGAAGTGAAGCTCGCCACCGGCTTAGAATCGCTCTTGTCAAAATAGACCCGCGCTTCAATGATGGCAAGCTGGTCGGTAATACGCAGGGCACTCATTCTGATGCGCCCTGCGGGATATGCCAGCCGGAACCAGAGCTTCTTGTATTTGAGATCCAACTTCAAAATCTCTTCCTTCGTGGTTTCGGACACGACCTTCCTCAGAAATTTGCGGGGATCGAAACCGGGCACCCTGTTGAGCGCAGCCACTGATGGAACCGCGTCGTACATCAGATTTCCATTTTTGCTTTCATTCATGATCAAAAATCTCCTTTCATAAAAAACAAGAGATGCCGGTGCTGTTTTCTGCACACGCATCTCATCCTCAACAATAAATTTTTCTGATCAGGCGACCTGCCCGTCCTGTTGCTTTTTGACAAGCACCTTATGATACAGGGCAATCCGCTGACCCAGCAGCGTATTTCGTTTATCGATTTTCGTGCGGTGAATCGCCATAAACAGCACATCTTTTTGCCCCACCAGGAACACCCGGCGCTTGGCGCGTGTAATCGCGGTATAGACCAGATTGCGATAGAGCAGGATGGTATGCGCCGACAAAATCGGAACAATCACCGTTTCGTACTCGCTGCCCATCGCTTTGTGTACCGTCATGGCGTAAGCCAGCTCGATAGTACCCATGTCCTCGGCACCGTACTCCACGGCGCGGTCGTCGGTAAATTCAATCAGGACACGGTCGTTTCCGGAAGCATCCCTGCAGATTTTCCGGATAAAGCCAACATCCCCGTTGGATATCTCGCCTTTGTTCTTCGTCTGCATCACCCGGTCATTCACTCTAAACAGACGGAGTCCAGCTTTCAGCTCGGCAACATCCTCCGCTGCCGGGTTGACTCTCTCACGGATGACTTCATTCAGCTTTTCCGCCGAAGCCTCACCATCAGAGCGGAACGCGGAAAGAATCTGCACCTGCTCAATACTGCTTTTTGCAATCTCATCAAAATAAATCCTCTGGATTGCAGCGGCGGCTTCCGGCTGGGTCTTGCATTTAATAAATACAAAATCATTGCCGTAATACAGGCTGGTTTTTGCCTCGTTAATAAACTTGGCGTTGTGGGCAATCAGGCTGTCCTTGGTTTGGCGAAAAATCTCATCCAGCACGGTCACGGGAATCAGCCCGCAGCAGATCAGCTCCCGGAATACGTTTCCGGCGCCGACGCTGGGCAGCTGATCTGCGTCACCTACCAGCAGAATTTTTGCCCCCGGTTTTATTTTGGAGAATAGCTGTTTGGTAAGCCACATGTCAGACATGGAAAACTCATCGACAATGAGCAAATCAGCGTCAAGCGGCCCCTTACGTTTTTGAAAGCTGTTTTCGGCGTCCTCTCCCAGCAGCCCCAACGCGCTGTGCAGCGTCTGTGCCTGGGAAAACCCCGTGCTCTCGGCCATACGGCGGCTGGCGCGGCCAGTTGGAGCCGCAAGCAGAATTTTTCCAGTATCGTATAGCTTTCGATAGACCTCAAGCACCGTTTTCAGTACGGTGGTTTTGCCGGTGCCGGGAGAACCTGTGATGATGCTCAGGTTGTGCAGGAATACCATCTCAACGGCTTCTTCCTGCTTTTTGGAGAGGATGATACCAAGCTGCCGCTTGATTTCCTCCAGTGTCCGAGTAATGCTAATTTTTGGTGGTTCCTCCATTAGAATCCAGCTGATTCGCCTTGCCGTTTCGTCCTCCAATTCATAGGCACGCGGCAGATAAACATTTTCACGCTCCGATACCACATCGCCGCAGAGAAACATATTCTTCAGTTCGTCCTCGATCTCCTGATGGCGCACACGCATCTGGGGAAGTAGGATCTTTTCATTCAGCAGCGTGAACGCGCTTTTCATCAACGCTTCATGCTCCAGATAGAGATGCCCTTCCTTGCTTTTGCTGTCGTCCAGCGCATAGAAGATCGCCCCGCGGATGCGCATGGGGTCGTTTAGTGGGCGATCTGTCTTGCGGACAATCGCGTCGATTCGCTTGAAGCCGAACCCGGGAACCTGGCATAACGCGAAAGGGCTTTCTTTTAAAATGTCCAGGCTGGTGGGACCGAAATGTTCGTAAATTTTCTGCGCGGCCTTTGGCGTCAGTTGGAACGGAGAGAGAAGCGTCATGATATCCCGCAGCATCCGGCTTTCGGCATAGGACGCCTTAATGTCCTTCAGCCTATCCTCCGTAATGCCTTTGATCTCCAGCAGGCGCTCCGGCTGGTTTTCCAGAATATCCAGTGCTTCAACGCCAAAACGGTCCACGATGGCGGCGGCGGTCTTTTCCCCGATACCCTTCAGCAGACCGGAGGATAAGTATCCGTACACGCCGTCTCTGGTCGGCGGGATGATCTCCTTCCACTGCTCCACCTGAAGCTGGCAGCCATACTTGTCATCCGTTTTCCATTCACCGTCCAGCTCCAGCTTCACCGCGTCGGTACGGGGCAGATCGTAGCCCACAGCCGTAAACCGAATCAGGTGATCCGTATGCCGATAGGTACTGCGTGCATTGGGCGGAATGTTCTTATCGTCCGTCTTGATGACAAGTACGCAGTATTTGCTTACCGGATTGAAAAAAATGGTTTTGTCATAGATACCGATATAGCTCATCGTCTGCATTTCCTCCCGTTGTGCCACTTGATCCATGACAGGGCAAGCAGAAAGATAACGGTTTGGATCGCAATGCCCAGCAGAAGCGGCACCATTACAAACAGCCAGCCGTAATGTGCAAGTCCGGCCAGCTTCAGCGCCGCCAGAACAGCGGTGATCACGCTGAAAATGCCGATACCGCGCGCGTGTACCTTGGTTTCTTTCATAGATTCTCCTTTCCGAAGAAAGCGTTAGGCCGCTTCCGGTCTGCTCTTCTTCACATAAAATCGCCGGCTCTCGGAGACCGTTACGAACCGCTCGTAGACCTCCGGCAGCTGCAGGCGCAGACGCACCAGATCCTCCTTTCTGATTTCCTGCTTTCGCACCGGGTTGTAGGTCACCGTGTAATTCGTCCCGCCGCTCTCACAGACAGCGGTGCAGCTTCTGCCCATTTCCTCAAGGATAAAGGCGCGCAGCCGCTTCATCTGGCTGTCAAGCTCCTTTGCCTGAGCGTCTGCCGTCTGCTTTTCCTTTTGCAGCTCCAGGTAACGCATCAGATTGGTGGTCAGTCCCATGTTCAGAACAACTGCCGGCGCTTTCTCGTCTGCCGCGCCGAGATGCCGGCGCAGGCTTTCCTCAATCAGGTCCCCGTCCTCGGTGTAGGGCGGCGGAACCTGGGCCAGCACATGATTGATCCAAAAATTTTCTTCCATCGCGATCAGCTCCGATTCATACATCAAGTCGCGGGTAATATGACGGATAATGACTTCGTCCTCGTTGTTTCCGTACAGGCAGCAGAAGTACACCTGATCGACGTTCATGACGCACATGTAATGGCGTCCTTGTGATTCGTAGTATGCGGGAACAATTTCTTCACCGCGATACCACCATTTGTCCTTAGCGTTGTAGTTGGTCGTTTTAATTTCAAGAATAGCCGTGGCGCCGTCCGGAAGCTCGATGAAAAAATCGATATCCGCCAGCATAAAGCGGTGCTCCGGATGCTGAAACATTTTTTTGACCTGGTAGATCCGAAACCCGGTCTTGACGTGGAAAATCTCCGCGACCAGATTCTCCAGTAGGTGCCCCATTTTCTTTGCGACCCAGTTTGCCATATCATCCTCCGGGGATACGATGTTCAGCTTGTCGTAAAACAGGTCTCGTGCCGTTCGGAACGGTGAAATGCCAAGGACCGCAGCGGCGTCGCTGCCACCGATTCCTTGTCGGCGATATTCCAGCCATTCTTTTTCCGGCAAATTAGCCGTGTCCACAAGGACAAGGGGCTGATACGCCGGTGCTTGAAGCACAGGCATGTTACTCCTCCTTCCGAACCTTACGGGGAACAAGAGGCGGGATGGCCTCAACCTGCTCACTCTGATCACTGATGTTGTCTTTTCTTCGCGTTTCCACCCCTTTCACGGTGACTGTTCGGCCACGCTGCCGGCCGCCGGGCTTCCATTTTTTTCTGACATTCATTTGCATTACCGCCTTTCTGATCTATCCTCAAAGCCGTAAACCGGCGTTTGGGCAACAAAAAAAGCGAGAACGACAAAATGCCAAAATACTGGCGTTTACAGAAACCTGTAAACCTTTGTCGTTCTCGCTATAAAGGGATATTCTCCCGAAAAATAGAAAAAGCCAGCAATATCCCGGCCCAAAGGCACAGGTATCCTGCTGACGACATACAAACTTAACGGCGTGTGCAATTCGGGAAAACCCGATACCCCTCGAAAGGGAAACGCACAAAAATCAATTACAGAATCAGTTTAGCACAATATATGGGTTTCGTCAAGGCTGCAAACCTACATATTGTATTTTCCAGGAGAGCTCAGACTAAAAACTGAATACTGCAATTCATGAGGGATGCATTTTTGCGTCTCTTATTTTTTTGGAATTATGCAGAAACACGAAAAATTCCTGCCTGTTTATTGGCATATAGGGAAAACGGCCGGAGGGCCAGCCCTATGTGCCTTTTTTCTGTACCTTGAAAATTCCATAGCATGGTTCAGGAGTTATACAGGAACTGCGGATAGTATGCGATGACGCAAGGAGCGTGCCCACAGTTTAAATGCCACACAGCGGCAGCCTGAAAATACACGGCGATAATTCGGCGTAGGAAATGGCCTGATAACCACGTGTAACTGATAGTTTTACATCTTATTTTAAATTCTTGTTGGTGTGGCCAGTGTAAAAACGTATAGGTCTATGTAGGGGCATTTTAGGACAAATGTTTGCCACACCGGAAAGGAGGGTCATTGTGGCTTTTAACAAATTGATTGATACTTCAAATCCAACGGAGAAAAAATTCTTATCTGCAAACGATGTGGCAGCAGTCTTGGGCATATCGAGAAGCTCCGCATATAGAATCATCAGAAGACTCAATTGTGATTTAGAGAAATCAGGTAAGATCACAGTCTCCGGAAAAATATCAGCCAGATACTTTTACGAAAACATCTACTTGTAAGCCTAAATACCCCGGCGAATTTGTGATAGATATGAGGTGAGAAAATGCCTACTTATAAAGATGAAAAAACAGGATTATGGTACTGTAAATTTGTCTTTACAGATTGGACAGGGGAAAAAAGGCAAAAAAAGAAAAAGGGATTCCGATTGCAAAAAGAGGCAAGAGCATATGAAACGGAGTTTTTAAGCAAAGAAAAGGCTTCCTGCGATATGTTGTTTTCTTCCTTAGTGGATTTGTATATGGAGGATTGCAAGGCCCGTCTGAAGCCAACCACATATTCAGGCAAGGAGTTCCTGATAGGTTCCCATCTGATCCCATATTTCGGTAAAATGCCGCTTAATAAGATAACAGCTACCACAATTCGAAAGTGGCAAACCACATTGATTTCGAATCCAAAACGCTACAGCGAAACTTACTTAAAAACAGTGCATAATCAGATTTCCGCAATTTTCAACTTTGCCTGCAAATACTACCAGCTATCAGAAAATCCGGCTCGGGTATGCGGCGCTATGGGCAAGAAAAATGCAGATTGCATGAATTTCTGGACTGTGGACGAATTCAAGGAATTTATGGAAGCAATCAGCGATAAGGTTGTATCTCAAACCGTGTTTAACCTCCTGTTCTGGTCCGGAATGCGATCAGGCGAAATGCTTGCCCTGACTTTAGACGATTTCGATTTTGAAGCGAGAACAGTATCCATTAACAAAAACTATGCTCGTCTGGACAATGAGGATTTAATTCTCGAACCAAAGACCCCAAAAAGTAAACGCAAGATTACCTTGCCGCCATTTTTATGTGACCTGATAAAATCATACGCTGAAAAGCTGGTGGCCTACGAGTCGACTGAACGGCTATTCAACGTCACAAAGCACTACCTGAAACACGAAATGAACAGAGGTTGCAAAAAAAGCGGCGTAAAGGTGATACGGATTCATGACTTGCGGCACAGCCATGCAAGCCTCCTGATTGAAATGGGGTTTTCTCCGTTGCTGATCAGCGAACGCTTAGGGCATGAAGACATCAAAACGACTTTGCAGACTTATTCTCATCTCTACCCGAACAAACAAGGCGAGGTAGCAGATAAGCTGCAAAGTTTATATTAG